AAATTATTCCAAAGAGCTTCATTAAATTCTTGCTCTGCTTTTTTATTCTTCTTCTTTCTCTTCATCTTCCCAATTTTGTATTTCCTCTAATAAATGCTCAGGAAAAATAACTTCCTGGTTTGCTATTTTATTTTCAAGATAATCTTTTAATTTTTGTAATATCATTTTAGATCCATATTTTTTAAAATGTGTGCGATAACATCTATAGTCCAACCGTTGCCTAACATTTTAAATCTTTGCGAGTTTGATACATGGTTTGTGTAATTGTCAGGTACTGTTTGAAGTCGTTCACACTCTAAGGGTAAAAGCCTTCTCCAAGATAAATCTTGCACTACAACGCTATCTTTTTGAACTGATCCTATTGAATTACTTTTTTGATCTTTTCTTAGCTCTAACATTTGTTTAGGCTTAGACTCTTTCCATTTAACTCTCTGCCCTTTATCATCATAAGATCTTGCTCTCCAAGCTCCTGATAAAACTTTAGGCTCACGATTACCACCTCCCATTGTATTTAATGTTGGCGACTTGCCTTCTGGCGAGTAAACTCTTTTTAGTATGTCATGTCCATTTATATCAACAGCTACACCAACTTGTTTTGGCTCCTTCAAAGCATATAGGCTATCTGTCGATTGTTTATATTGATTTGCAAGTAAAGCACCACTCTTTTCTTGGCCAGGTTTGAAAGCCCTGGATCTTGGGTTATCTTTTGCTCTTTTATTTGCAAGATCAGACAAAGCATAACTTTCTGTATCTTGTTTAATAAGAATATCTTCCAAAATAATATTTTTATCTATCGGTTGTTCTATATTTGGTATGTTAGTCCAATACAATCTCAATCTGTTTTGAGCTGACACAAGAGCAGAATTTATTAAACTAGGCTTTATCTTACCTCCAAATAAATCTCCACCTTGAAACTCAGGATAACAAAGAGAAACCTGATCTGTAATTACGTCTTGAAACTCTTGTTTCATTCTCACATTTTCTAACAAAAAGTATTTTGGTTTTATTTCTTTTAATATCCTTATGAACTCAAAAAATAACGCTGATCGTGGATCATCAAAAGCTAATTGTTTACCTGCAAATGAAAAACCCTGACATGGAGAACCACAAGTTATTAGATCAATATCTTCAAAATCTTTCGGGTCTACGTTGCATACGTCTCCAATTTGAATGGTGTTAGGAAAGTTTGCTTGTGTAACCTGAATTGCATACTTATCTATCTCACTTGCATAGTAAGTATCTACTTCAATACCAAGTCTTTGCAAAGCCAACTGACCACAACTCATTCCATCAAACAAACTTAATACTTTAATCCCCATCTATTTAAATTTGGTAATTGTGCTTAATCTCTAAGCTCATCTTTGATAGTTAATATGTGTTTAGATCTTGCTATTGGATCTGAAATATACATTCGATAAATGCAGTCGTCTTCATGGTCATAACCTAATATAACTTCTCCTTCAATTCTATAGTAAGCGATCATTTTTTCTCCTTTTTTTAACATGTTTTTGTAATCTTAACAAAGTTTGATCTGTTAATTTACCTGCATATTTTATTTTTGTATTAGTCATGCACTTCTCCAAACACAATCCAAACATCTATATTTACTAACAGATATACTAAGCAAGATGCTAAGAAAAGTATTATGTAATCTTTTGTTGTTAATTTCATAAGCTAACTATCCCCGTTGCTATATTCCAAGACATAATTAATAGCCCTATCAAGATACATATTCCTAAAGCTAAAGCCCATTTATCTTCTCTCATCAAATCTCTCTGTCGTTGTCCTCTCTGAGCTTAATTTCTACAAGATTAGGAGAATTATGTATCATTGGCTCTTCGCCCTTCATAACGCCTCTATATAGCCCTAAAGTGCCTTCTAACGCTATCCAACCAGCTACTAAGTCTTTTTCAGACATTTTAAAGATTTTACTAGCATAAGGTTTCTTTTTTTCTTGTGCGACAAAGTAAAAACCTTCTACCTTGAATCCTGCCTTTTCATACCCTCTTTTGTACCAAGATGCTTGTAAATCGTAGCCGTACTTACGAACTGAGCTAAGAAATCCTTTAGGCGAACAATCCATTGTAGTTTTGTAATCAACAACAATAATGCTCTTTTCAGAATAAGGTTGAGCTAACGGATGTCTAATGACATCAGATCTTAACTTACAAAGTGTTTCTCCTTCGTACCAATAGAATGAAGACTCGTATGGACTTTCAAATACAGAAGGAAAGTCAGTCTCATTTGGATTGAGATACTTATTTGCTTCAGGAATAAGTGCGTCTTGCATGGCAAAAATATCTTCTTTCTGTTGGTTATTAATAACGGTATAACCCCTTTGTTCGTAATCCGCTTTTAGAGACTTATTAGCGTTGGTGTAAGGAGATCCAATAATAACTGCTATATCTTTATCAAAAGCCTCTTGACCTTCTACTATAAGGGCATGGGCTGCTGTCCCAAATCTTAAAGCTGGAGAGTCCTCTATTTCTTGATATAAAGCATGGATTTGACTATCCATAAACTTTCTTATGGTTGATGAACTTACTCCTGGACTGTTGTGATAAAAGCTGTTGGTCAGCTCTGGAAAATAATATGCTTCATTCAAAACATAATTTTTATGTGGTTCTAGTATTTCAGGCAAACTTTGCATGTTGCTCCTCCTCTTTTAATTTTTGTTTAATCTCCTTAATCCATTCTTTAGTTCTTGCTAAGTCAAACTCAGCCATAGCTAATTGATGAATTAAATCCTTTTCTTCTTTTTCCATAAACTCTTACCTCTTCTTGTATTATATACACAATTAGTATAATATGTCCACTATTCGTAATTAAGGGGAGATTTTTTAAGTTGCTCCTCTTAGTTCTAGTGCCGTTTCATGTCATTCTCCCAATTAGACGGCTAAGGCTTCGGAGAGAGCCTAGCTAGAAATCTCTCCGCCCTTTCTTCTTTTTAATAAGTATGTATATAATCTCTTATGGCTTATGAAGTTATAAATTTTACTGAAAAATTAGGGCCGCCTACTACTCAAGAACTTATTAGTAAATGCGATAGTATAGTTAATAATCATTGTGTAAGAGGAGAATCGGAACTTTTAACTAGCCTTTGTATGCTTTCTTATGCTCTGCAAAAGATAATGCAGATCACACAATCAGAACAAGAAACAGTAAACTTGGTTAATGAAACATTAGATGCTCATTTACCTGATGAATATATAGGCGAAGAAGGTATATATTTTACTGCTGATTTTGAGTTAGATCCTGAAAATTAATATTGTCGGGTTTTTGTCATGGTATTTATGACAACGCAAACCCTTTATTTATAAGGCTTTCATTATTATTTTATTTTTTTCATTTTTGTCATAAGAAATAGAAGAAAATACCCTTTAATACTCTAAAGTTCTTGACAAGTTAACATTCGGGAGTGTACCCTTGCTACACACTATAGGGAGAATGGTGGGAGGAGTTCGTATTAGAATACGCTAAAAAATCATGGCAGATTATCAAAAGAAACATGATACAAATTACGAAGGCAATCTACTTGCTGAAGAAGATACTCCCCCTATTGAAACTTGCAACTTAGATAAGAAACTCAATCGCAGACAAAGAATATTCATTTGGACTGCTGTAAACAATCCTAGACTATCTCTAATCGAGTCGGCTGCGAAAGCAGGATATAAAGATCCACGACAGGCCGCAAACAAACTCATGAGTAATCCTTTGATTAGAACCGAATACAACTACTTAATGAATGAAGTTAAGAAAAAGTATGAGCTTAATTATGATCGGGCAGTTCAAGATTTGTACGACATTCGGGACAAAGCTTTAGAGGCTGGATCCTTTAATGCAGCAATCTCAGCTCAGAACAGCTTATTAAAAGTCGGAGGACTGATTGTTGATCGTAAGGAAGTTATGTTTGGAAAAATAGATCAGATGAGTAGAGAAGAAGTCGAAAACCGCCTGGAAAGTCTGCTTGGTCAAGCCATAGAAGCTCAAGTTATACAAGATAACGCTTTAGAAAATGATGTTGTGAGTGATGAAGAAAGTGAAGTAGAGCAATAAAAGGGGAGAAAAAGACAAGTATCACTCTACTTCGGTTTATATTTTAACTGCTAATTACACCTCTTGTCTAACCTAAATAATGATCAATAAAGAAAACTATTCCGATTAATGCAACTAACACAATTTCCCAAAATACCATTATTGGATTATGCCCTTGATTTTATTAACTTGAAAAATCATTTGTAGTTTCTCTAAGTCCTTCTTAGAGTGTCCACCGACATTCCATTCAGTAATCTGATCGGTTTCTAAGCCGTCATCTCCTAAATAGTTTTTACCATTTTTCCAATTATAGATATGCAAGTATGTGCCGTCTTGAAATTCAATATCCCACTCGACATCTGTCTTGCCGTCTGAAATAGACAAATCTATCTCCAACGGTTCTCCAAAAGAGTCAATTAACTCTTGGTAAGAACATTTAACATAGCCAATTAAACTTGATCCGTAGATCGCATTTTCATTGACACCTTCATTGTGTGTAATGAACATATATGGTTTCATTTTACCTCCTCTGTTGTTTCTAAAATTATACCAATCCATTTTACATTCCTCATGCTTTTCAATGCTTGAGTCAGTAAACTGAAATCTGTTTGATTGTCCACAGAAATCCAAACTATTGGTTTATTACCTAACTTGGCTTTTCTTGGATTTAGATCGCTTTGTATCGTTCTCAAATACTCTGTTGCGTCTTGTACTTGCTTAAGTTTTAAGTTCTGCATATTTATCTACATGATTACTCATGCTTCCTCATACTCTTCATCTGTTCTTTCGTCTGCCCAAAATCCTTCATCTGAGCCACAAGATAAACAAACATTAGTTTTTAAATTAATATTTCTACTGCCACAACATATACAACATTGAGGCATTTGTGCTATTTCTAGCCAACTATAATCTCGTTTCATGCTTCCTCCTCAGTGTGATAATCAATCCACTTTAAATCCATAGACCAAACCCAATCATCAGTACCTCTTCTTGCTATTTCTTTAGCTTGTTCTTTTGATTCAGCTTCAATCGTAGTTTCATACACAGCTTGTTGTGTTGCTGTTACTCTATATGTTTTCATTTAGTTTCCTCCTCTTGTGAAAAATAATCTTGGTTATCTGATTGAATGCTTTGGTACTTATCGGGATTATTACTTGCGTTATAAGGCAAAGAATCTATAGGATCATATTGTTCAAAATCTGTAAAAGGACAAATTTCATCATCAGTTGCTTCTATTAATAAATCTCCTGCTTTTGTTTCAGCTTCTTCTAAGTTTTTAGCTTCAACTTCAAAATAACCAATGTATTCTTTTCTCACTCTAATAAAGTATTTTCTTGTGGCTTTCATTATTTATCCTCTATTGTTTTGTAGTCTGTCTTTCTTGTAATAAACATTTCTGCTTGGTACTTGTGGTTAAAATCAGCTACGGTTTTCCTAGTTTCAACATCAACCACCACATATGATTTATCAATGTTGTCTCCTCTCTTTCTTATTACTTCAACTATGTTGAACATATTTCCTCCTATTCTTGTTTGTTAATAAAATCTTCAATGTAATCAAGAGTTTCATTAGGCGTTGCTCTATCCCAAAAACTTCTTGATCTGTCCCATTCGTCAGACGACATTATATCTTCACAACAATCAAACATTTTGTTGGTTAAATAACATTCGTCTATTTCGCCACACCACCAATCGTCATATTGTTTTTCGCTTTGTTCGTCTGATAAATTTCTAGTATCAATAATTTGAATTATTGATCTGATTTCTTTTCTTAATAAACTTTTATTACTGCTCATTATCCTAACTCCTCATCCCATTCAAATTCCCAACCAAGTTTAAGACATAACTTTTTATAAGTTTCTCTCCCACTTGTAGTCATTGATTGATAATCCCAACCTAGATCATCAACTAAATCAGCAATTATCTGATACTGTTTAACTCCTATTTTTGAGATAAGTTCTTTTCTATTGTTTTTCATTAGTCCTCCCTCACTATGTTGGCTAGTTTTTGGTATAAAGGAATAAGTTCTTGATCGTGTTGTACTCTCGTTTGAAGTATCTGACAAAGATCAAAAATTTCTTCTTCTGTAAGTTTTACATTAATAGTCATTAGTCTAATTCTCCATTAACAAATTTCTCTCCAAAAAACTTAATTGCTCTATCTTTTTCGTCATCATATGTTTGTAAATCTTTTTGATAACTTTTCAAATATAAATCTTCGCAAAGTGTCCAATCTATTTGATTAAGTTTAGTAGCTTGTTCGTTTATCCACGCTTGTCTATTAAATTCTTGAACAAAGCTGTAGCCATATTTAACTTCAAAGCTTGAGTTAAGTACGGCTAATTGAGTTCTAACTTCTTCAAGTTTTTTATCAATTTCTCTTTGTTTGTTGGCTAAAGAAAATCTTAGTTCTGTTCCTAAAACTTTCCTTTCAAAATCCCATTGAAACTCAACTAAGCATTTCAAATGGTCGTTATAAAAAGTGAGTTTTGCTTCCTTCTCACATAGTTCTTGTATCAAGTCTTTCATAATATCTCCGTAAATAATTGATTACTATTTGTATATTATAGACACTATTCAAGAGATTACAATAAGTATCTATAAAAAATAATAAAAAATATCTAATCGTTGTTATTAGAAAAGGAAATCGCATTACCCCTCTCGCTTGGTCGCTTACTGTAAAAAAATGCAGTTTTTCCCAACTGAATAGGGTCATCAAAGTCGGCTCTTATGTCGGGACTGCTGTTGGGACTTGTCGGGTAGAGTTTTTGAAGTATATACACATAAGTTTAACACACTTGATCCCGTAGGCCAGGAGATCTTTTCTTGGATCTCAAACTTGCCAGGAAGATTTTTGGGTTACAAATAGTATAACTAAAAGTTATAAGAATTGTTTACTTTATGTAAAATTAATCTAAAAAAATAGTTGACAAATAGTAAACTACCTGACATAATACATTCATAACTTAAACAAAAGGAAACATTATGACTAAAAAAGATTATGAAATGATTGCTAAAGTGATCAAAGATAATACCGAATGGGTAAAATATGATGACGGATATGGCGAAGATATTACAGAAAAGAAAATTCATCCTACTACTCTAATGGCAAGATTAAGTCTTGCTTTTAAAAAAGAAAATCCCAATTTTGACGAGTATAAATTTTGGGATGCTTGTACAAAACCTTATCCTGAAGATTGGAAAACCGAAAAAACTACACAAGATTAAAGTCGGGAACAGTCGGGGGGAGCTTTTGCTCCCCTTTTTTTGTTTTAAAAAAGATCTAAAGTACACAATAAAGATCACAAAGTTAGCCAGCCAGGCAGATCCTCCGCCATGCGTGATCGAGCAGGGTAAAAATAATAGTTGACAAATAGTAGCCAAGTAGATATTATTTAAGTTCACTAATAAACGGAGAAAAAGATATGAGTGAAAAACTTAAACACATAAAAAATGATTATGGTCATTACCGTATATCTATAGATGGTCTAGAGTTCAACTCTCTACGCCAAGCAAAAGTACATATTAAAAATAAAAGGGCGAGAGCTAGGAGGAGATTGAATGGCTGATTTAAAAAGTTCAACAGACGAAACACTTTACGAAATTTGTAAAGACATTCAAGAAAACATTCCTAACTATCAATTTCATGATCCAGAGGCTGACAACTATCTTGAGGTATATGATGAAAAATATATTGTCGGTAGAGATGGCGAGTTTCAAGACTGTATTTTGATGGTTGCAGGTGGAGGGCCAAATGTTTGGATTGATACTTGGAGCCAGGAGGTCCAGGGTTTTTGGGGTTCAGACAAAGTTGCTCTACCTATTTATGATTACGAGCACATAAAAGACCACTTTGAAGAAATGTGCGTGGGTAAAACTATAGGTCTATCTTAATGATGGAGATGGAAATAGTTTTAATAGCTTTAATAGCTCTAGTAGTGTTGGTTGATTACTTACTAAGCTAGTCGGAGTCGGAGCAATCGGGGGCAGTTTTCGGACTGCCCTTTCTTATTTGGATCAGAATATAAAAAAAACTACCAAGCAGCTCCCAGGTTTAGCGTTCCCAGACTCAAAGCTCCCAGATTTATGGTGTTTACTTTTAGTAAAAGATGGGTATAATGATTATTAAATAAAGGAACTGCATTTTAGACACACTCTACTAAGACGGAGGAAAAAAGACCTCAATGGCTAATCAGCTACAAA